CATATCCATATTTTATAGTAACTTCTGATCCTGGTATTAACAATGCCTTTTCAGCCTTTTCGAATGATGCCATATCAAAACATGTGAACGCTACTTCAACTCGACGTAATGAAGCGGCTTCTCCTTCTAATGAAATTTTCACATCTTTAAGAACAGGAGCTGCTCTACCAGTGCCTTCTGGATTATATGTGCTAGACATGCCAGAAGTATCTACAGGTAATTTAAAATCTTTACCAGTAATAGTTACAAATGCATTGTCACGTAGACGACTATTTGTATAAATATCATCTTCTGTCACTTTGGATTGTCTATAGTAAAAATTTCCAGCCATTATTTGTTTTCCTCAACCTCTCGCAAGCGGTCAAGCAAATCAGTGATTGGAAAAGGTATTCGTAATTGTAACCCAGATGGTACAATCATTGTACCTTTACCTACATTGTTTGCTTCTGCCAATACCCACCAATATCTTGGATCTTTGTAAAATTCATTTGCCAGTAAATCTAAACGATCGCCTTCACGTGATATAATATAAAGATCTGATTGCTGTTTAGGTAACTTTGGATACTGTGTTGTGCGATATTTGTCTTGATCTGTTTTTGTGAACTGGTATCTATCTAATGCCATTATTCAAGTCCTTGTATATCATATAACTTGCTATTACTTTGTGGTCTATTACCTAATACAATACATGACATTGCAACACTTGTATACATTGGATGTTGCCGATCTGGATCTATTTCCCATGGATTTTCGCTGTCCCAATCATATCCTAAATCTTGTATAATCATTGGCCTTGCATCAAACAGCTTTCCTATGGTAACATCAACAGTTTGTCCAAAAAATCCTTGAGATCCGTATACTGGATGAGTTAACCTAGCAAGATCTTGTAGTTTTTGCCATATAACTGTTGCATCATCTCGATTTTCAATTGCTACCATAAAATCAAATGATATGCTACGCTCAAAGCCCCCATATTGGTATCTTGCATCAGCACGGCCTTGGTCTTCTGCGCTATTCCAGGAAGGTGCGAAGTTATCTGATAATGAACCTAAATATGCTTTGAATTTTATATCATCGAACTGAAAATCTATTATAGAATAATTTTCAGGATTATCTACTGCTTTTGCATTATCATATGTTTCAATTAACTGTAATGTATTTTCAAAGTTACTTTGCCGAGCCGATTCATCATCATAATATGATTTAACATTACCTTTTTTAAATTCATGTAATCGTGTAAAATTTACAATACGAGATGGCAAACTTGGTTGATCGCTGCGATCTGGTATATGCCCATATGCAAGTGTTTTATATTTTTGTATACTTCCATCGCTTTTTTTAATATATTCTTTTTGCTCTGGCTTTCGACCGTCCCCGCCAAGAAGTGGTTCGACAGTGTCACCAAATTCATCTTTACCTTCTATAAGTCTAGGATTTTCATGATGATATATAACTTTTGCATCGTTTTGAAGATTCCCTTGGTGATATTTAGTCCAAATAGATGATTTTCCAATAATTGGTTCTATATAACCTCCATAAGCTTCTTGAGCATCTAAAGACGTATTTGCATATCTTCGTATAGTAGTTAAACCAATACCCCCAATCGACTTTGGGCCTGTTATTCCAGATAATGTATTGATTGTATCACCTTTAATACCTTGTAGCTTGTCACTTGCTTTTTGAATAAATTTAACTACCCCTTTAACTTTAATTTTATTTGGATCATCTTCTACTGGGGTTAATAATTCGTTTTTTAATCGTACTAATCTGTTATGGTCTTTTGCCTCACCTAAGTTTTTACGTTTATCATGAACTCCTTCATATGTGGAAGTTTTTGCTCTTACAATTGGCGGCATATGGCGATCGGTCCGCAAACCTAAAGGAGCACCTACTGTATTTGTAATAGGTGATATTGGATCGTATATTTTTGTTAATCCTATGCCTGCAATACCTGCAATATTTTCTGTGTTAGGATTCATTAACTGTTGTGCAAATTGCTTGGCAGTAAATAATAAACCTTTTGGAGATATTAAAAATTTGGTTATACGTTCGGTATCTCGAATAATTGCAGTAGGAGATGGCCGGCCAAGAATCTTTTGAATGTCCTGAGGATTATCTTTGCGAGATAGATCGGATGTCAATTCAATTAATGGCATTATCGTCTCCTAAATGAATCTGATGTTCTTAATGTTTTTCCGACCAATTGGCCATCTAGTTCTAATACTGTACCTGTTTCTAATATTTGACGTAATAATGCATTTGTCTGGGCAATTGCGGCTGCCACATTACCTCCGCCGCCACCAGCTCCATGAGATGGACTCATTGATACGCCATCATTTTTTGTGCCTTGAAATAACCCACCTTCTTTTGGAGACATTACAACCGGTCCTCCATTAGGATCAATACTTACATCACCTGCAGATTGTACTTTTGATTTGATAAATCCAACGCCGGCTAAGGCTGCAGCTATACCTAAACCATAACCAACAAAAGGCACTCCGGAGAATGTTTTAAAGGCATTTTGTATCATGGTGGCTATAGCCGCATATACTAATTGAGCATTTAATGCTGCCATTATTATTCCTATACCAGCTAATACCGGAGCCAATGTTTTAAATCCATCAACTATATATCCAACCACTGTTGATATTCCAGAAAATATAGTTAATAAAACTTGACCCATAGGTATCAATGCAGCAGATATATCATCTTTCATTGCTGCAAAGTCTTTGGCAATTTGACCAGACGCTTCTTGTTGAGCTAATAACGTTTTTAATTGTTCTGGTGATTTACTTGCAATTTCTGCGGCTGATAAACCTAGCCCCATCGCGGCCGCAGTTTCTGCTTCAGTTGCATTTGTCAATTTTTCTTGTATTGCTAATGATTTAGTTAATTCACTAACAGTCATACCAGTTGCTTGCGCTAATTTTCGTTGAGCCATAGGACGCATTGCATCAAATTCTGCTAAAGAACCTACATTAGATAAAACCTCTTGAGTTGCTTCTGCAATTTTTCCATCCAATGCTAATTGACGAGCTTTATCAAAGTTTATCATTTTACCGGTCATTGCCTGGAATTCAAATTGAGATGCTATAGATTCTTCAAAGCTTAGCAATCCATCTGATACTTTAGCCATCGTGGCTAAACTAACACCTAATTTGGCAGCTTCTACTGCTGCTTTACGCAACGCTTTAACATTACCTCCAAAGTACTTGGCAACGTCTTTTGCATTAGCAGCTATATCAGCAGTTACTGCGCCGACAGATACACCAGCTTTTAAAGCTTCAGCTGATACATTTTGTAATTCATTTGCTGCCTCTGCACCACCCATTCCCATACGCATAAATTCATTGGTAACCTCGGCTGCCTTAGCAGCTCCTATACCAAATGATCTTCCTATATCTGCCACATTGGCAGCTTGGCTTGCAGATAACATGTTAGCAATACCAAATTCTTTAACTGTGGCTTTCTGTACTTCTAATATATCTGTAGATGTTGCTAGTTCTACACTTTTGGACTGAGATGCAGCTTTTGCTTCTTTTACTAGTAATTTAGATTGCGATAATGTGAGTCCGGTTGCTTCTGCTACGCCTTTTGCTCGTTTTTCAAAATTTATAAATACGGCAACTAATCCGGCGGCTATAGCTGCGGCAATCGTAAATGGATTAATAAGACCTGATATAGTTCCGGAGAACGCTTTCATAGCAGCCCCCATATCATTGGTTTTTAAGTACACCTGGCCGGCTGCATTTAATGAATCTGTGAATGAATCGGCTAATTTATCAATACCAAATAATTTAATTATTCCAGATCCTCCAGGTAGTGCACTTAAAAAAGATTCGGCTGAATCTACTATCGATCTCATTGAGTTATTGACACCAGTTAACCCAGCTTTAATTTGTTGTATAACTTTATTTTCTTTTTTAAGTAATTTTAAAATGTTTTTTGTTGCGTTTAATGAGGCTAGTTTATCCTGATAATCATCTTCTGAAAGTTTAGATTTCCTTTTTCCTAATTCATTAAATTCTCGAGCTAAATCTCTTTCAGTTTGTGCAATATCAACACGTTTTTCTGAAGCTTGTAAAATTTTAGTTTGATCTAATAAAAGCTCTCGTTGTAAATCCTTTGTGTCTTGTATGGCATCGTTATATAGTACAGCTTGTTTGGCCGCAATCTCTAAATTTTGTATATTTTTTGATTGGTCTTGCTTTCCCATACTTATAACTTATCTATCATTGCCTGAACTCTAGGATCTAATGAATCTCTCCGCGGATGATTTTTTAAATCATGTTTTAATTTCTTGGCATAATTATTCATATCTATTATAGATGCACTTAAATCTCCATCATCTTTTAGTTTTGCCAAAGCTTTTTTAACTTTAGGTTTTAAAAACCATTTTAATAAAGATAAGGATAACCCTTCATCAATGCGATTAATTTCATTGAGAGCACGTTTTTCAAATTTACTTATAGACATACAGTATTATCCTTTTTAATAAATATTAACGACGTTTCATTTTAGGGGCATTGGAACGAGATTTAGATTTCATCTCTTTCATAGATTTTTCTCGTGATTTGTTTTGATCTTCAAATAATTTGTTAAGACGGCGCATATAATATAGCCTCATATATACAGGCATATTACGCACTTCAGTATAAGAAAATGCGCCTTGGCTATGATAAGTTAAATCAAATAGTTGATCTGCGACGTGTAATCTATATTTACGCGTCAGGCCAAAAAAAGTCGAGTCCGATGGCAATTGGACTGCGAAAGGTATCGCCGGACTCTCCATCCGGCACTTCTACTGATAAATCAATTTCTGGAGTGATAGTTTTAAGATATGTTCGCACTGCACGAGAATCGATGGCTAATAGTTCTGTATCAATGAATTTGCGAACTTTTACTGGATCTTTATCTCCATCAACCCCTATAATAACATATTTCAATGTAGTTGTTAATGTGGCATTGCGTTTCAATTTGGCTAAGTTTTTAAGTTCCGCATCTATTTTACGCTGTTCTCCCTGAGTTAATAATTGTAACAATACTTTGCGTTTACTAGCTGGTAATTCAAACTCAAATTCATTTTTACCAGATTCATGTGCAGACCAATCAATTTCCTTCTCTGCCAGTTTTGTTAAGTCAACGCTTACCTTATGCTCTTCACCTGTCTTTGGATTATCAACTGTTATCTCATAATCTTTACCATATCCTAAAACGCGAGCTGCAATCATGACCGCATTTTTATCACATAACAGTAAATCATTGTAATTAATTGGAGTCACTATCAACGCTTTGAATAATTTATCTAATACCACACCTTGTTTAATAAATGAATCATTGGTAAGAATATCTTCTTCCTTTGCAGACATATACTTCATTTCTATTGTACCAGAATGGAGTGGTGAACCTTCTGGGTATAATTTTCCTTTACTTGGTAATTCAACCATTTCAGTTGGAAAGTCATATACCTCTGTTTCTTCTGTTGGTTTTGCTTGATATTTTGCAGTTGCGATATCTTTTAATTGTTTATCAGATAGCGGCTTGATTGGATAATCATCGTTAACTTGTTGTGACATAATATTCCTTTAATAACTTTTATTTAATATAAATATGTTAAGTGTAAGAAAGGACGCCAAATTAATGACGCCCTTGCCTCGCAACTTCGGGAGAGAAGTATATTTTAGAATTGTAATATTGCGTAATCGTATTTTAGAGTCAATTCAATGTTAACAGGATCTTCTGTTGCCCAATCCATATCACCAAATGTTGCTGCTGATATAAATGCACCTTTCAAAGTCCATTCTTCAACTTTATCACCAACTGGTCCTAAAGTATTGAAAGTGATATCCTTTTTATAAAAATCTGAATATCCATCTCTACCTGTAACAGACTCATGATGTAAACGTACCCATTCCATTACCGCTTGCGCCCCTGATGGTACAACTGGATCATATAATGTTACTGTAACATCTTGCCATCTAGATTTACCTTTTAGTTTACGCTCAACATTAATATGATCAAGAATAACTTCTCCTTGATCTATTGATGGTCGTGATGCAGCTTTTATAAGGTATGCTGGAATACCTTCAATATACATAATAAACCTATTAGCCATTTTAGGCTCATACGCTGTATAAAATATTTCGGTTGGGTCAAGTAATTCTGCCATCTTTTAATTTCCTCTTTTATATAAATATCACACTTCTCAGATTTTTATTCTGGGAATGATGCTCCAGTCGGTAATATGTTAAAGTCAACTACAATAAATTCTGCTGTCTTAGCAGGTTGCATAAATATCTGACCTCTCATTTCATTTCTATCAATTACATCTGGAGTATTATTAGATGCATCCATTACCACTTTAAATGCATATAACCCCTGTCTTTGTTGTATATTTTCAAAATATGGATTAACAATGCTCAAGAATCTGTTTCTAGTAGCTGCTGTATTATTTTCAAATACTAAAAATTTAGTAGATGATGCAATAAATTTCTTAGCTGCTATTAACAATCGTCTTACATTTACTCTATCTAATGCCGAGGCCTTCTTTTGTAATGTTTTTTGTCCAAATACAGTTACGCCGGCATTAGGAAACGTTGCAATTGGATTCACATTAGAATCATACAATGTATCTCTATTAGAATGAGTTAATTTACGTTCTGCTTGTACAGCAATGTCAATTCCACCTCTATTTAAACCAGCTGGTGCAAACCACGGTGCTGCTACTCTATCATTAAATGCATATACACTAGGTATTACAGTAGATGCCGGAACCCAAACGTTACGACCTAATTCATTATCAGGTATTTTTACCCATGGCCAATATTCGGCAACATAATTTGAATCTCTAGCCTCTGCCTTTGCAGTTACAGTTGATATTGCTGTTGTTCCATGTTGTACCGGATCAATTACTAGGAAACAATCTCCACGGCTTTCTACCATATTAATTGCTTCAGTTATAACTGGTGCATGGTCTGTAAGATTATCTATTACTCCAGGCAATGTTAATATATTAATGTCATATTCATCTTGATTTTTTAATAATCGTATCGCATCAACATATTCTGCCTGGCCAGATGTAAATTGAATTCCTTGCGAATTTCCAGTTACAATGTTTTCATTAAAAGCTCTTGGGTGTATTACATCACCATCAGATCCTCCAAAGAATCCTCCAGATACTGCTTGAGGCAATGATCCAGAAAGAGATCCAGCTCTAACGTTACCATTTTCATCTAAATAATTTAAAGTTTTGTTATGTATTTCAACACGTACAAATTTAGAACGATTTGGATAATCACCACTATATCCAATATAAGGATCAGTTCCTCCGGCTCCTCCAATAGTTACAGATGCATCACCAATCACTTTACCAATATAATTTGGTGAATTTGGATCTAAATTAATATTGTTATATTGTTCTACAATCTTTTTTCTATTATCAGTATCATCTCCACGACGTATTAATAATTGAAAAGTACCTCTGGTATTATTAACATTATTAACTTCAAATCGTATATTATTTACTGTTCCATCTGATAATAAATTATTTGTTTTAAATGTAGATGGGCTAGTAGATCCACCACTATTTTGATCTTCTCCATCAGATAATGTTGTTAATGTAAAGCAATTTGTTGATGTAGATGTATTTGTTCCACCTTCAATATTAACTATTTGTGCAAAATCTAATGTCGTTGCTACTGCATCACCACCTGATCCGGTTGCAACTGTAAGTGATAATTCTCCTACTGATGATCCAGATATTGCAATTACTCCTGAAGCATTGGATGCTGATATTGCCAATCCATGTGTTGTAACATTGTTATTAATTGCATCTCTAAGATTTTCAGCTACAGTTGTAACTGTTGTCGCTCCACCCGCTTTAGGAAATTCAACAAATATTTGAGTTGCTGAATTAGCCAATCCAGCTGATTCAGATACGAATGTAAAATCAACACTACCAATTGATATTTCATCAGCGCCACCTGCTAAAACAGATCCGGATGGAATTTTTGCAATTGTTATAGATCCAGAAGAAAATGAATTTCCGGTAGTAGTTGTACTAGTTATTGATGCTGATGCTGGTGAAAATGTTCCATCTAATATACGTACAACTGTTAATGTATCTGCATATTTCAAATATTCTTGTGCAGAATAATTAGTTAAATATTTATAAATATTTTTTTGGGCGCCCGACCCTGATTCAATTACTCCTCCAAATATATTAACAAATTCAGGATAACTAGTTACAGTGATTGGTATATTTGCCGGACCTGTTGCTGTTGGTCCAATTACCGCGGCTCCTATAGCCGCAACTCCTGCAGGTAAGAATGATTGGTCAACTTCGTTTGTAAAAACGCCAGGTGATACTATTTTTTCAGCCATTATGGGTGTTCCTTTTTATAAATCAATTTGTTATAAATATTAACATAATACGTCAAACTATCAATTTTCTGGTATAAACTCGCCGGTATTAGTATCTAAAGTTCCAATACCATATTTTTCATTTAACGAATTGACTAGTTCTAATTCCGATGTTTGTAAATTTTTAAATTGTATCTGTAATCCAGATTTTATTTCATGAAGTTTTTCAAGATCTTCGTTAATCATAAATAACTGTAATTCAACTTGTCCTAATTCTGATATAATACGAGAATTTCTATCTCTTATATCTGCAATACTTTTTAATTCTTCTGCTGTAAACTTTGTTGTTTCTGTCATAACTCATTTTCCTTTTTAATATCCACTTGGCGGTGGATCTGTTGTATTAGTATTATCTGTTTCATGTTCATTACCAAACGTGACACGTTTAATTGAATAGCGTTTTTCAATAGTTGACCGACGTAATTCATCTGGCATTAATAACGTTGCTTTAGTTAATAATGGTAATGTAGCACGTACTATACGATCTTCACCAGATGCGTTTAACGTCTCAAATGTATAATCTGATATTGCAGTTGGAAATTTCCATGTTGTACCCCAAGCAAATCCACCGGTTGGCATTATTTGTTCTATTAAAGAATTCATTTGTTCTGTATATTCGGTCCATAATAATAATTCATATGCTACGTCAATATACTCTGGAATTGCTGATATATAAAATTCCTTTAAAGGCTTTGCACCTTGCTGTACAGAAAATCTATCATATCTATTTACTGTTGTATGTTTATTTTGCAATATTTGCGCATTACCAGCTGGATTTTGATTTACATCTAATTTTTTTAACGTGTCTCGTTCAGTGATAGAATTTTTACGAACTGAAATAACCGGTGTCATTATTTTACCTTTACGGTCTCGCATATATCCTTTAGATTGCACCTGTGCCCATTTTTCTCCATTTGCAAACATTATAGGAACATCTATAATATTATTATTTTCCATTATTTGTGGCTTGATGACATCTTGCAAATATGATAAAATAGCAAAATCAACATCTTCAATAGTACATTTTGGTGTTTTAATAATATCATTATCACGACGTATTTGATTGGCTCGGTTAACTTCGGCGTTTTGAGAAAAACTACTATAAGATTGTTTTATATTTTTTTTAGCCATTATAAATTCCTAGGTATATTATTTGGACGATTAATGCCGGATCGAACTTCTTGTATATTTAATCGGTTTCTTCGTGTTACATGGGCTGTTACTTTTACTGCTACTGAATATCCATGGTCGCTAGCTCCAGATAAATTTGTATCTGGATTGCGGCCTGTCCAGTATTGCGAAGCTCCCACACCATCAATTTCATAAAATTCATTATCCCATTCTAATATATCACCTTCTTCTATTATAATATTTTTTTCTTTAAGATCATCTCGCAAAAATGCAAATTCACCAGTTCTAGTAGAATCATATGCATCATCGCCAGTATATGTTTTTTCTTCTTTCAATGCTAAACAATTAATGAGCATTGCAGTATAATAAATTTTACTATCTGCTTCATCATACATGTTTGCTTTAGTATCATTTAAACTTAATTTATAAAATGCAATTTCAGTATCTATATATCGATTAATTAATTCACGATTAATAGATCTAATTAAACTTGCGTCTCGAGATGAACCAAATAAAGCCATAAATTTATCCTATATAAATTTTAAGTGGAATTTTATTCATTTGTTGTAACATTGCATCAGATTCCGCCTGTTTACGTTCTAATTGTGCTTGTCGTGACATTGTATCTAATGTATCTTTAAGTTCTGTTATAAGGGCCTCTTTTTCGGTTTGTCCGGCTGATAAAAGGTCGGTTCCATTTAAAGTGACTTCTGCATTTGGTATTGGTAATGCTGAATATTTACCTCTTACAAATCCTAACATTTCTTTAGATAACGCCAATGTATATTTACGAATCCATTGTTTACCAACATCATTAATATTTGAATATATTACATTATTATATGGAGCATTTGAATAATCAGAAATAGTACCAGTTGAGCCCTTTAAAGGTTCACTGCGATCAGATTTTTTAATATACTGAAAATATATTTTTGTAAAATTACCACCATTAGGTATTGGAAATATTTTTATTCTATCATTAATTAATTCAAATGAATATGCCGACTTACGTATTTGATCGTTAAACTCTATAGCTTGCATACGCAATGTATCCGCATATATTGGCATCATCATAAATGATACTCCTGGTGACATTCCACCGAATCCAAATTCGGTCATTAAATTTTGTGAACCTAATCCTGATCCTATAAATGGATCAAAATATTTTACAATGGCAGGAGGTGATTCATGAAATATACGTTTAATTTCTATAGCATCTGTACCAGGCGTGCCTGATTCAAGTGAAATTGCAGATGAATTTGTCAAATCATATACTTGTTGATTAGCCGTCATTGCGATAGATCCTGTATAATAAGTGACATTTCCACCGGAACCGGCTTCTGTTCCATATTCTTCTGCTAATTCAATTAATCCACCAAAATTAGGTGATACTTTTTGACCAGTTAAATTGCTTGAAGTGCTAGCACCATATAAGTTTAACATGTTATCTCGAATATTATATGTATTTAAATGTGCTCCATATTCAGATACTGCTTCTTCAAAACATGCAAAGAAATTGATAGGTTGTAATTCAATGTCATTGATAGGATATCCCATACGCTTAGCGCACCAATCTGCCAATTTATCTGCATCTGACTGAAATTGCGAATCGGCATCATATAATCCAAATGGTGTATCACCATTAAAGAATGAAGATGAGCCTGGCCATATTGCAATATTTTGTGCCATTAGAATTCCTTTTTATATAAATATGTGATTGTTTGAATAGATCTATTGATTTTCTAGATCAGCTATACGTTTTTCTAAAGCTTCTATTATAACCTGTTGTTCTTGTAAAGCTTTAA